ATATGGTGTATATGTAGTTATTATAGGTACCACTATATGCTTTTATGATGTGTAGTTTAGCTAACACGTTTGTTACATGCTTAAGATGATGTATAGGGCTGCTGTATAGTGATTTATTATATGGGTATGTTGTTTTTAGAATGGCAAAACAAATTATCTTATTTTATTTTAAAATTATTGCTTTATGGATTAGTATTTTCAATTAAACTACCCGTATTTATATAGGCTCTTTTTGGAAGTATTATGAAGTATTAAATAGATATAAGTAGTTTTAGTTGTGTAAATATAGATGAGTATTATATTTGATTACCGTCATTGATTTGAGTGCGTAAAATGATTGTATAGTATTTTGTTTATACGTTACACACCTCTCGTGTTTTGGGGGAGCGTTAGGTAAGTGGATTTAAGGCACTTTAAATATTAAGTTCAACAAAATGTGTTAGGAGAAAGAGAAGGACGTTGTCTTTTGGTCGTTTACCTCTCCTATTTGTTTGGAATATTTAAAGGCTAGTCGTCATGAAACTTTTTTATGGATCTATATTTTGCTTTTCATATTGGAGCATTTGTTGGTACTTTCGTGTACGTTAGATACCAAGATATAGTGAAAACTAACAGAGGTTAAATCGTAAACCCCTACCCTGATAACCTATGTCTTGTTTAAAAAATACTGCACCTAATGATGAAGTCTGCTCAAACTCAAATGGATTAATTGTGGAAACTTATTTCGGATCATTTACATTTGTTAAAGACACAAAGTGGAGACCAAAAATGTTTATTCAACATTTAAAGGCCTATGTTCTATCAGAATTTTATGGGGAGAAATGTCAAGAATATTTATTGCGAGAACAATTATTTACTCGGTTATCTACTTTTATTAATAATCCACAATATAGATTAAGAGCTATAAATTTAGCCTTTTCTATAATTCATTTTGATTTTGAAGATTTCTTAGATTATGGACAGGATTTTGTACTACCAAAAAGCTATTTCGATTGGTGTACAACATACGATCCATCTTTTAATTTTAAGCACCCTTTGAAGTATGGAGAATTCTTAGTCCATAGTTTAAAATATAATTATGGTGCAACCAAAGAAAGAAATGAAGATTTTAAACTTTTACTTGGTGACTCACATTATATAAGTAAAATGTTGCAATTAGCAGGAGATGTCGAATTGAATCCTGGACCTAGTTTCAGTAAGCCCACATTTAATAGAGAATGTACGATAAATGTGGGAACTGAAAGTTTGGGAGATTGGTTCAATTTGCCATCTTTCTTTTCGTCTTTGTCTGATAATTTTTCAATTTTCGTTGATAAGATGCCGGACAGAGATGAAATAACTCAGTATGCAGTAAAATTATTTTCAAAGATGGAAGAAATTTCATCAGCGTTAGTTAATTCTTCCGCAAATTTCACAAATACTTTTGAGAAAGGAATTAATGCTTTAAAGGAAATGGTTACAAAATCTTTAATTTTATTGGTATTCTTAATTTTTAAGTCAGCACTAGCTGCCAATAGTTGTTTAAATGTTATTGGTAAATTTCTGTTTAAATATTTTAATTTTGGTCCTATAATTTATAAATTAAAGAATGTAATATTTGGCAGGGACAATAAAGTAACAACTGAGGGATGTATTGATGATTTCTTTGGTCTAGACGCTCAAAAATATTTACCTGTCGCTGGAACAGCAATATTTGTTATGTTATTTTCTGCAATGTTCAAAAAAGAAGCTAATGATAGGGATATTAAATCTGTCTTTAATGATGCATTTATTTTAAATCGAGGTATAAGTTCTTTTGAAGGATTATTTAACAAAGCATTTTCTATTTGGGATATGATCACAAATAAATTATTACAAAAACAAATTGGAGTGGAGTTTCCATTAAATAAATATGAAGCTTCTATTAAAGTTAATAATTTTATGGCAGAACTTAAAAAAGTTTTTAGTAAAGATTTTGATATGTTAGATTTTGATGAAAAGAAACAATACCGTAGAGATATTGCTGATTTACATAAGCAATCTATAGATATACTTGTTGCTGTCAATTCTATGGAACAGGATAGACGAGCGGGAGTAAGACAGATGATAACTTTGTTGAATCAAAAATATACACAAGTAATAAGCCAGCCTTTAACAGGTAAGATGCGTTTGCCAATGTTTCCTTTGTTATTAGCAGGAGGGAGTGGTGTAGGAAAAACGCGACTTTTGCCATTATTACAAGCAATAGCAGCTAAAGTAATTGAAGAAGAGTTAGGTGTTCCAATTTCTATTGATAATGTAGTAGCATTAAATATGGAAGCTGAACATGCTGATGGATATTTGGGACAGGCTATTGCATTCTTTAATGATGTTTTTAAAAGGAAAAATTCTGAAACAGCTCCTAATAATGAATTACAATTTTTTATGTGTGCTATTGATCAAGCACCTTTTGCTTTGAAAATGGCAAATTTACTTGAGAAAGGTATGTTTTTTACTAGTATAGTTGGATTAATATCTACAAATGTATTGGATATAAAAGATTATGCAGAAGCTAGTCAATCGTATGCAGCTGCAATATGTACGAGATTAAAGAATAATTATAAAGTAACTATTATTCCTTGCTATAGAAAACATATAACTGTGCGAGATAGGACATTTTTGGAACAGGAACAACAGCATTTCCAACATTCTGTTGATCCTAATAGAGCACGGTATGTTGTCTATACAGAGAAATTTGCTGAGTACGGTATAAGAATAATTGATCATAACAATCTTTTAGATACATATACGGATGAAGAATTTGATAGAATGCCAAAGGAATTATTAAAGGACTTACCAGATAATGCTATCAATACATTAGTGTATCGTTTTAGACAATACAATTTAGACCCCTATGAGGAAGTAGGACCTTGGTTGAATTATACCGAATTTGCGACACAATTCGTAGAGAAATTACGTAAACATATTAAATCAAGTAGTATCACATTAGAAGAGCAAAAAATATTTTTCAATTCAAATTTGGAGGATATGCTTAAAGGAACTCGTGTTGAAACTGAAGGTTTATTTTCGGGTTTTGCAAACTGGATGTGGCCTAGAACTGAGGAAAATGATTGCAAGGAAGTAGATGTGTTTCATGATTGCGAGAATAACGTAGATGAAGAATATGAAGAGTATATGAGAACCTTTTTAAGCGCATTTGCAGAATATACTTGTTGGCATGACTTTCATGAATTAGATGATACGGCAGCAAATACTTTAAGTGCTGGTATTAGAAGATTCGGTGACGAATTTCTTCACGATGCAAAACGTAGAGCCAAAGAGATGATGGATAAAAGAGCCCATCACTTTGAGCGAGAATTTTTCCTACATGGTAGTTTTGCTGATAAATATAATGTGCTAAAGAATAAATTCTTACAAACAAAAACTTTTGTATTACTTAAACAGATTGGTTTAGTTCTGAGTAGTTGTATGATGATATATGGAGCTCAAAAGTTAATAAATTTCTTGGTTGATAGAAGGGTTAAGAGTACAAATCCAGGTGCTTATGAGGCGATACAAGTATACAATGAAAAAAGAGCAAAGAGTTCGTGGTTAGATTGGTTCGTTGATTTAATGAAAGGTAATCTTCATACAATTAAATTAACTGATATTAAGGATATAGAATTGAGTTACTCAGATTTAATAGCATTGTATGATATGTATGGAGTTGTTGTCACTGCTGAGACAAGTTCCCCTGGTGGAAAGTCGCAACAAAGACATAGACTGTTAAGATTAAGAGTGCCTACACAAGTGGCGATGGAACTAGTTGATAACATTAAAGACGTTCATTTAATTAAGGACGGAGTTGAATTTTATGAAGGTAAAATTTCCACTGTTATGGTCCATACTGAAGCTCTTATGTCGCAACTCACTGAAACTATGTTAGACCACGTTATTCCATCAAGTCAATGGTATATGATGTGTGGTGATTATGGAATAGGAAATGCTACTTTTTTGGATGGAGAACATGTTTTAGTTCCTTATCACTATATAGAAACAATAAATTCGTTGCGTAATCAAAATAGAATAGATGAAAATACAAAAGTATTTTTTAGAAGAGGTCAAACTCTACGAGAAAAAATTCATGGTTCTAGTATTACAAGAGAAATTATAACTGAAGTTCGCTTTTTGAAAGATTTTAAAAGAATAGAGAGTGGTTTACCAGCTAATCCCACTAAAAAATTTCAAAAAGATGCTGTTATAATTACAATACCATCTAAATATCGAAGTGGAACTACTTGTAGAGATATTAAGAATAAATTTATACGTCGAAAAGAAATGAGCCGGTTATCAGCTATACAATGTCAGGGAAATATGTTTAATTGGAGAGTACAAGATGGTCAAATTTTTGAAAATAATACCACATTAACAGATATAACACCAATAAATATTATTAAAGAATGTGAAGCTATGCCTTTAGTTGAAGTGCAACCTCATACTTTTGAGGATGGTTCTAAAGGAGAAGTTTCTATTGTTTTAACAGCTCGTTATGAGTATTCTATTAACTCTCGTAAAGGAGATTGTGGATCTTTGTTATATATTGCTGATAATCAATTACCAAACGGAATAGCAGGAATACATGTTTCAAAAGCAATGACACCAGGAAAATCTTGTTCTGTTCCTATTTGTTATGAAGATTTAATAGAGACGTTGGATGCACGAGTTGAAACGTTAGGACTTATTCCCCTGGTTGAATTAACAAAGGAAGAATTATATGCACCTGATCGTATAGCCCCTGATTATCCTTACGAAGTTTTAGGAAAAATTGTTGATGAAAAATATACAGTATATCAACCCACTAAGTCTTCATGGCGTCATTCACCATTAGGTGAAAAACTTGAGGACTTAAAATTTAAGTATAATAGTAAGGGTCATCACTACGATATAGAGTTTCATATGGATACAGCTGTTTTGAGGCCTTTTGTAATAAATTCCTCTGAGTATAGTGTTAAAAACGGAAAAATTCATAAGGATAATAAACCTTTACGTGAAGAACAGTGGGAAAATTTCCATGAGAGTGGTGCAAAATTTGTTTCGCCAATGCTGCAAGGTTTAAAGAAAGCTCAAAGAGAAGTCCCTTATTTTTCTCCTATTTTAGTTAGTAGAATAACTGACTTTTTAATTAAAAAATTAGCGTCCGGAGGAAAATCTGGTTATTGTGATCTGTCGAAGTATCTAAGTTCTATTACAAATACAGAAATGAATTGTTTTGTGAAGGAACGCATCTATCTTGACGATCTAGTTTCTAGAATGATGAAATTTTGTTCCCATTCAAGCGTTGAGAAATATTTTAATGATAGATCTCCTGAAACTTTGTTAGAAATGCAGAATATCTGTCAGAAAGAAGTCGAACCGGAAACGTATTATGGACAATTATCTTTATACTATTTGAATATTGCCGAGGAAATGCGAAAGAGTGACTTTATAGCAGCTTGGCCAGCTATGGTAAGCATGATGTTTTCTCAGGCGAATTTTGTTAATAAACCGATTAAAAAAATTTTTGATATAAGAACAGCAGTTAAAGGTATTGATGGAAATCGTGCATGTAAATCGATGAATGCGAAGTCGTCTCCAGGTTATGGTGGTATTTTGAATGGAGGAACTCCCTATATGAATCGGGGTTTCCCTTTTGGTAAAAAATGTTGGTTTGGAGAAGATTATTTATTAGATGAAACACAAATGGATATTACTGTTAATGGCAAGATTGTATGTACGAAAGAACAGGTTCGTGAGAATTTTAATGAGTTACATAGGGATGTTGAAAATATTTTAAATATTGCAAAGATAGAAAGACCACCTGTAATATTCGTTGCAAGTTTGAAAGATGAGAAACGTGCTTTTGAGAAATGTCTTCAGGGTAAAACTAGAGTATTTTTTCAATGCGATATGTCAACTTGTATTGCTTCGAAAATGATTTGCGGTCCAATTTGGTCTTGGTATATACTAAATAATATAGAGAATCAATTGTGTATTGGTATAAATCCTTATGGTATAGATTGGGAACGCATTGCGGAGAAAGTAACTCGTTTTGGGGATAAATGTATCGTTGCAGGCGACTATGCAGCTTTTGATCAATCTCAAGGAATGCAGAATATGATATACGTTGACGAAGTTGATGAAGGAGTCGCTATTAGAGGAGATATTACTTGTCCTGAACAATTAACCCAAATGAGGAATTTGCAGAATGGTATTTCTAAGAAACATATAATTACTAATAATATTGAAGTTATGATAGAACAAATAGTAGAAAGTGGCGGTCCTAAAACTTGTATAAAGGATTGCATCCTAAATTTAATTAATATGTACTACTTATTTAGTTTATTATTTGATAACTGTGGTATTTTGGACAATGATTTAATGTTAAAGATCAATGATGCTTTGGGTATAGTTGCAGATTTTGAAGAGCACAAGAAAACACCAAAATTTTTAAGTTTACCAGCCATGACTCGGAAACATATTGAAATTGTAAATACACAGGTTATTCCAAAAGTTAGTTTAATGGATTCAGCAGATTATATTGAAATACAAGTTTGTGGTGATGATCATCTATTAGCTGTCTCGAAAGAATTGCAACCTTGGTTTAATCAACGTACTATATCATCTCTTATGAGAATAATTGGAATGGATTATACTGATGAAACAAAAACTGGAGTTATGCCTCCGGACTTAAGATCTATTGAAGAAGTAACTTTTCTTAAGAGAAAATTTAAAAAATTTAATAAATACGAACGAAAATGGATCGCCCCCTTGGATATTGATGTTGTGAAGGAAATACCATTGTGGCGAACTAATAACCAAAGTATTGAAGCTCCTGAAGCTCTATTTGATAATATGAAAACCGCTTTACGTGAAATGGCATTGCATGGTAGAAAAGAGTATGAAGACATGAAAAAATTTTTTGAATTTTCATGGAATGAGTTGTATCCTAAAAAAGAGGTACATTTTGAAACTCATGAAGTTTCTCTCTATGCAACTTTGAATTCGGATTCTGATTTGGAATTTTGACTAAATTTAGTATTAAGTATTATATTTGCACTATGCCTCTTAGTTTTATATTATAAGAGGAGACAAGTACGTGTACTGTGCATCTTAAAAATAAAATGTAATGAGCGAACGCTTCGGCTAATAGCTAACAATAAAATGGATAAAAATATACAATCAAATTTTAAAGAACAAGAAATTGTTAAATATTACCTACAAGGTATCTATAATAAGTCTAAAATTTTTTCTGATCAAAAAGACACCCCTTATGCTGATGAATTAACATTGGATGATTCTCCTCATTCAATAACTAATTTTCTTCGTCGTCCTATTGATATTTATAATTTTAAATGGTCAGTGAATAACGCAGTTAATACGGAATTAATTCCAGGTGGGCTTAAGTTTCCTGATGTCTTATTAAAATCTCAATCTGTTAAGGATAAATTGCGGAATTTTGTGGGTATGAAGGGCAAATTGATGCTTCGTATAAAGATAAACCCTCAACCCTATCAACAAGGTGTCTTGTTAGCTTATTATATTCCTAATGCGCAAAAGATTTCTCAAAAAGTATCAATGATACAAGCTTCTTTATCTGGTAAAACAGGATGTCCTGGAAATGTGTGTATTGATGCACAAGGTGGTACGATGTATGATATTGAAATACCTTACGTGTCTGAATTTAATTATTATGGTTTGTTAACAGGACAAGGATCATATGGTAATTTTTATTTTACTCCTTTATTGAAACTGAGTTCAAAAACAGCAAATGATTTCATTAATATTACAATTCAAGCTTATTGGATAGATCCACAACCGCAATTTACAACTGGTGTTGATATGAAAGTTCCTACAGAAAGTGAAGAACAACAATTACACTCTAACACTTTAGAAACTGGTGGAAATCAACATGTTTCAAAGATGGGACTGATTGATACTTTACAAACAGACGCAATAAAACCCTCAACAGTGCTTAAAACTGGTGCTAATTTATTGCAATTAGCAGGATATCAGAAACCCAATATTGAAACTGGAATATGTCAATCTCATTTACAAACCAATAAATTTATGGCGAACTATAATGGTGAGCAATTCTCGCATTCAATGGCTTTAAGTTCAACAAATAAATTGGAACATCCTCCTTTTCCTACATCGACCGAAGAGGATGAAATGAATCTGCGTAACATTTGGATGAAATCCACATATTATCGCAGTTTTACTTGGACAACATCTAATTCTAAAGGAGATATTCTATACCATGATGAAATTTATCCTGCAAAATTTTCACCATCTGAAACTTCTAATGTTTTAAACTCAACTTTTCTGGGTTATGCAACAGCACCTTTTACTCAATGGAAAGGTTCTATTGTAGTCAAGGGTAGACTGGCTAAAACACAATATCATTCTGGATCAATTCGAATTTCATGGTGTCCTGGACTGTATGACACGGATTTTAATGCTAATAATATAGTTGCACCCAATTTTAATATGAATATGAATTATTCTGTTGTTATAGACATTAAAGAAAATAACGAGTTCACTTATGTTATACCTTATACTACTGTAGCACCTGCACTAGCTAATGTTAATCCATATTCTCTTCAATCCAAATGTGTTTCCTTATTATCCCGCAGTTGCAACCGAAGGTGTCTCGGAAGTCATGGACGAACGTTCTGAAGAAAGCAATGAAAGTTTGCAGCCCATTACTGGTAGGCTTAAGGATACTTATTTATCTTCTGCCCTCTTGACAGGAGAATGCGTAACTTCTGTTAAAAATTTTTTGGGAAGGCAAGCTTTATATGCAAGTATTGACGGTGTTACAGCAACAAATACTATTAAAATTTCTCCATTCGATTTCCAACGACCTTTGTCAGCTATAACAGCTAATATTACAAATTTTGACTTTCTCGATTATTTCTCTTTTATTTATGGGTGGTATGCTGGAGGAGTTAACTTATCTATGTATTGCTTCTCAGACACTATTTCACGTTATTATGAAATTCGAAGTTTACCCGGCTTGAACGCTTATTATCCTGACTCGTTTCCAAGAGCTTCTGCTTTAACATTAGCTGAAAATAATAGTTATATGAAAACTTTAGCATTATTACCAATTCCGACACAAGTTGTCAAATCTGATTTAGAAGGTATGGCTCATATAATGGTTCCTTATTATAATAGAGTTCAAATTACTCCTGCTCTAACTCAACCTCAGACAGTCGATTTAACTGAAGAAGGTTCTTATCCAAGTCCTATTATATATATACAAACTCCAAGAGCCTTTTCAAATACACGTATATTTCGAGCAGCCACTGATTCTTTTCAATTTTATTATTTACTAGGACCACCTCAAGTAGTATTACTTTCCGGATCCGCACAATTAAATCCATTTATTTATCCTAATGTTCTAATTAATAAACAGAAACAAACTGTAACTGATCAAAGTGGAGGTACTTTGAGAGTAAGTCCTTTCTTTCAGAATGATAGTTTAGATTTTGTGGGTACTACATCAATATCCCTAACACCCAATACCTTTTTCTTATCACGATATAAAACAAATCCTAGTGATCCTTGGTCACTCATGGTTACTCCTGGTGGCGACTCTTATGATTTTACTTTGGCAAGTGGAGATATGAGAATATCAAAAACTGGAGTAATTCTTGATACTTGGAATCTTTTAAATGGTGCTTTTACGAGGACTGTTACTGGAACACAAACTACGTATCATGTTCTAAGTCCAATTGAGCTATCTGATTCAAAACCTATTAAAAGATCAGTAATCAATAGTACTTCTTCTAGTTTTGGAACTACGTGTACTGTGCCTGGAATAAATAATGGGTTGTCTTTTCCAGCTAATTCACCAGTTTTAGTAACTAATGACTCTGGTATTTTAGCTTTTAGATCTTCAAGTGGGATTCCTTTAATAATCCCTAAAGGAGAAACAGTGAGTATTGGGAGTTTGGGTTCTATATCTTATAGAGGACCTTCTTTGTCTCTTATTGCATCATTTGCAAATGATGTTAAATATACAGCTGGTCTTGCACCTGAGCCTTATATTCTAAATGATTCTTTATAAGTAAAACATAAAACTGATCCGTGCTTGCGGTTATAATACAAGACATCCGAATGTGCGGTAATAATACACAAAAATCCTGAAGACCGCTTGAGCGCATTAAGTTGTGGTCGCGAAGTAAGGTCAGTTGAATTGACTGCAATCAATTCAATATAATATATAAAAACAAAAATTTTTCAGAAATGAATATTTCCGGCATCTGTTTATCGTACAGGTTTTAGAGTTAGTCCGGTAGTTTTTCACGTATTTTATTAACAACCGGTACTACCTATAAACGCGGGTATTATGACATAGAGGTGTCGTACATAG